ACAATGTCTTTTGAACTTTCAAAAAAAGAAATATTATCTGAAATCGTTAAAGCCGGCAAAAGTCCGAAGTACTTCTTAAACAGTTATGCTAAGATATCCCATCCTATGCATGGGCTTATTAGTTTTAAGACTTACGATTTTCAAGATCAATTGTTAGAAGATTTCAATGATTATAGGTTCAATGTAATCTTGAAAGCTCGCCAGCTTGGCATATCCACGATTACAGCAGGGTACATTGCGTGGATGATGATGTTTCATCGTGATAAGAACATCCTTGTAATTGCTACAAAATTTACAACCGCCGCGAATTTGGTCAAAAAGGTAAAGGCAATAATTAAGTATTTGCCAGAATGGATGCAAATCGCAAATATAAGTATAGATAATAGAACATCATTTGAGCTTTCAAACGGCTCACAAATTAAAGCCTCTTCGACATCGGGTGATGCTGGTCGTTCAGAGGCTCTTTCTTTATTGGTGGTTGATGAGGCTGCTCACGTTGAAGGGTTAGAAGAGTTGTGGACCGGCCTGTATCCTACACTATCAACTGGTGGCCGCTGTATTGCATTATCGACTCCCAATGGGGTGGGTAACTGGTTTCACAAAACGTATATTGAAGCAGAAGAAGGCACAAATGACTTTCATTGTTCTCTTTTGCGATGGGATGTTCATCCTGATCGTGGTATGGACTGGTTTGAAAAAGAAACTAGAAACATGTCCCGAAGAGAAATTGCACAGGAGTTAGAATGCAACTTTAATACATCTGGCGAAACTGTAATACACCCCGAAGATATACAAAGATTAATGGAGGCAACATATGAGCCAAAACACAGAACAGGGTTTGACAGGAATTATTGGATCTGGGAAGAATATGATCCAGAATTTAGTTACTTATTGGTGGCAGATGTTGCCCGAGGAGACGGCGCAGATTACTCTGTGTTTCATGTACTTAAATTGGAGACAATGGAGTTTATAGCAGAATACCAAGGAAAGCCAAATCTTGATATGTATGCCAATATTCTCAATCAGGTAGGTCGAGAATACGGAAACTGCTTACTGGTTGTCGAAAATAACAGTCTAGGAATCTCAATTTTAGAAAAGCTCAAAGATTTAGAATATCCAAATATCTATTTTTCGATTAAGTCTACTCATGAATATGTGGAGCAATATCAAGCCGAGGGTATGAGCAATTCTGTGCCGGGATTTACTACGTCATCGAAGACTAGACCATTAATAATTGCAAAATTAGAGGAATTCATTCGAAATAAACTAATTACTATATATTCTTCCAGAACTCTGAATGAAATGACCACTTTTATTTGGAACAATGGAAAGCCACAATCTATGAGAGGTTATAATGATGATCTGATAATTGCGTTGGCTATTGCTTGTTGGGTTAAAGATACAGCTTTAGAAGTTAACCAAAAAGATGTACAATATAAGAAAGCATTTTTAGGCTCTCTTTCTAAGGCAAATTCGCAGCTTAACACCACTATACCCGGCATGCACGGATATAAAGGCAAATCCGCTACCGACAGGGCAAGAAAGCAGCACGAAAAAATAGTTCACCAATTTCCATGGATATTCAAAGGTTAAAATAAAAAATGGCAGATAGAAGAAGAAACCCAAGAAACCCGAGTTCAGAATTATTCGGCAGACTCACTAGACTATTCTCTGGTCCGCTGGTTAATTATCGGGCACAAGACATCAGAAGGTACAGGCGCCGCCACCTAGATAAGTTTAATTTTAAGTCCACCAGCGGCCAAGAATTTAGAAAATCATCTTATAATCCATATGCTTCCTTGCAAACGGAGCTTATGGTTAACCAAGATCGTGCGCTAAGATACGTTGATTTTGATCAGATGGAGTATACTCCAGAAATTGCTTCTGCGCTAGATATATACGCTGACGAAATGACAACATACTCTGATTTGCAGAGAATGTTGTCTATCGATTGTCCAAACGAAGAAATCAAGGTTGTTCTTGATAGTTTATATCACAGCGTAATGAACCTAGAGTTTAATTTGTTCGGCTGGTGTCGGACCATGTGTAAGTACGGAGACTTTTTTCTTTATCTCGATATCGATGAAGGGATGGGTGTCCGCGCCACAATTGGATTGCCAGCTAACGAAGTAGAAAGGTTAGAGGGAGAAGACAAGACAAATCCAAATTATGTACAATATCAGTGGAACTCTGGCGGGCTAACATTCGAGAACTGGCAGATTGCCCATTTTAGGATTCTTGGAAATGATAAATATGCTCCATATGGAACATCTGTTCTAGAACCTGCACGAAGAATTTGGAGACAACTTACACTACTAGAAGATGCCATGATGGCATATCGAATTGTTCGTTCTCCTGAGAGAAGGGTGTTTTACATTGATGTTGGCAATATTTCTCCACAAGATGTCGAAACTTATATGCAGAAGGCCATCACTCAGCTAAAGAGAAACCAAGTGGTTGATACAGAATCCGGCCGCGTTGACTTACGTTATAATCCAATGAGTATCGAAGAGGATTATTTTATCCCCGTCAGGGGCCAAACAAGTTCGCGAATTGAAAATCTTCCAGGTGGGACATATACGGGTGATATTGAGGACGTTAAGTATTTGCGCGAAAAGCTGTTCTCGGCACTGAAGATCCCAATGTCATATTTGGCTCAAGGCGAGGGTGCCGCAGAGGATAAAACAACATTAGCACAAAAGGATATTCGATTTGCTAGAACTATTCAGAGGCTTCAGCGTGTTATAATTAGCGAATTGGAAAAAATTGGTATCGTCCACCTTTATACCCTAGGGTATCGTGGCGATGACTTGATTTCTTTCAAACTTCGCCTAAATAACCCTTCTAAGATTGCTGAATTACAAGAATTGGAACACTGGAGGACAAAGTTCGAAGTTGCCGGCGGGGCCACAGAAGGATTCTTTTCTCGTCGCTGGATCGCTAAAAAGTTATTCAATATGACTGACGAAGAATTCATCAGAAACCAGAGAGAAATGTTCTTTGATAGAAGATTTGATGCTCAGCTTGAAGCTGAGTCTGAAGCTGTTGCGGCAGAAGCTACAGCCGCTGCCGCCGGCGGTGAAGACCTTGGCCTAGGCGATGAGGAGGGCGGAGACGAAGATCTCGGCTTAGGCGGTGAAGAGGATCTTGGCGGCGAAGAGGATCTTGGCGGCGAAGAAGAAGGTGGAGAAGAAGATGTCCTATTGGCCGAGCCTGCCAAGAGAAAAGATGATATCGATGGTGATATTGTTAGGACCAGAACTGGCAGAAAAGCATATAAGCCAAAGGGCTCTAACAAGGTGTACACACGCGGCTCCAAAGGCAAAGGGTATGTGCCCGAGACATCTCCAGACTACGCCGGCAGTGCTCGCCAGCGCAGTATTCAAGGCCAATATGGCAGAGAGGTGGCGAGAGCCACCCTAAGAAACACTCATAAGGGCGCTCAAGACATGTTTAGTCTTGGAAAAGGGATTTACGAAGGATATGAAACTAATTATAGTTCGGAAGAAGAGAAGATATTTGAAGCCAGTAAAACGGTGAAAGATCTAATCATAGAATTGGAGCTTAAACAGAATGAAGACAAAACATAATAAGAAACGTAATACAGCTTTTTTATATGAAGCATTGGTAAAAGAGTTGACCAAAACGTTCATTTCTAATGAATTGGATAGAAGAGATAAGGTGTTGGACATCCTTAAGGAACACTTCAGAAAGGGTTCGGTCCTACACAAAGAGTTAGAACTGTATAAAGCACTAACCGATTCTCATAATCTGAGTCCCAGAGTTGCGGAAAGGATGCTCTCTGAAGTGAAAAAAGTATATTTTTCATTTAGCAAAGAAGAGATCTTTGATGAGCAAACAGAAGTTATAAATAAAACAAACAAGACGCTTGGGAAAAGTGTCTTTTCTAATTTTGTTCCAAATTATAAGAGTCTAGCAACAATATCTCAGATATTCAGCGATGCAGTTCCTGTGAAAAAGCGCGTAGTTCTAGAGGAAGGCTTGATTCAGAACATAACGGCGCCCAAGCGTGTTAAGAAAAAGGAAAATTTAGTGCCTATAGACAACCTAGTTTATAAAACTTTTGTTGATAAATTTAACAAAGAATATACTGGTGTTTTGCACGAAGAACAGAAGACTTTATTGAATAATTATATTGTATCCTTTAAGGATAATAGTTTAGAATTAAAAGTTTATCTCAACGAAGAGCTTGGAAGACTGAAAGAAGAAGTGACAAAGTGCGCCTTAGCACCAGAAGTCAAATCAGATGATTCTATGGCCAACTCCGTGTCTTCTGTTCTTGAAATGATTGAGGAATTCCGTACTCAGCCAGTAAATGATAAAATGGTGGAAAGAGTTTTAAAGATTCAACAACTGGTTCGTGAGGTACAAAGCTAATGGCAGTTACAATTAAAGTCGGAGCCGAAGCGAACGCCCCCGAAGCCGCCGCAGCAGAAGCTCTCCCAGTGCAAGCCACAATGGAGTTGAATATGCGTAAGTCACTTAATGGTGATGTTATGATATTTGATCATCCAGATATAGATATTGTAATTTTGACAGAAAAAAGAAAAGTGTTGGCCTTAGCAAAAGATTTGATGTCTGATGCTGTATACGAAACACAAGATCATCTTTTTAAGTATTTGTATAAAAAGGGCATAGTTGTTATAGATAGCGTCAAAGGCGGCAATGTATATGGCTCGATTGAAGGAGTCATCCAAGAATCAATACAAGAAGGAGTTGACGCAGTTCAGAGCGCTATTTTTACAATTGGTAAATTCATAGAAGAAGAACGTCCATACTTCGAATACGAACAGAAATACAAGCAGCAAGAAGATGAATATCTTGTAGATCCAGATGCTGAACACTCTACAGAGCTTGGTGAGATTCCGCATTCTGATAAGAAGGGATCGATTAGGCCAGGATGGGTACGAGGCCCATATGGAATGTACGATCTGTATAGGGCGTAACGGAGTGTAGATGGAATTAATTTGGTTTGTCCTCGCGGCATACGGACTAACTCAAATATTGATTTATGGCTCTATATTCGACAAGATTAGACCAACAACTGGAAGGCTTGGTGAGCTATTTAGCTGTCCTATGTGCCTAGGCTTTTGGGTTGGTGCATTTTTGTTTGGCATTAATGGATATACAGAACTATTTACGTTTGAGTATACTATTGCTAATTTATTTATTTTAGGCTGGCTTTCTTCGGGTACCTCATATACCCTCAATATGCTCATCGGAGATCAAGGATTTAGACATGAAAAGACAAACGTGGACAGCGAAGTGGATGCTTCAACCAGTTAGACACTGTTGCAAAGGCAAGATAATCACGCGGGTAGCGCCCGCACATTTTTTTAATAAACGGAGATACAGTAATGAGTAGATGGGGAAAACCAACCAAAAATAACAAGAGAAGAGATCCAAGATACTTTCTGAATGAAGGTGTCAAAAAAGATCCAGACATGCTCAACGAAGACCAACGAGCGATTCAGAATCACATTGCTAAACTGAAGGACGAGGGCGCTATCGAGCCAAAACACGCCCAAGAGCTTTTTAGGATTACCAATGAGTGCGGAGGTTCGAACCAAGACCAGTGCATGACTAGGCAGGATACTACCTTTGTTAGTATTCTACGAGCAGTCGGCTTGATGGAGGAGGATGACTACGACGACGAGGATCTCATGGGTGGGACGGACCAGGGTCAGTTCGATTCATATGGGCGTGAAAAATATCTTGGTGGACATACCAGCAAACAATTCACCGGTGGTTCTATCAAAATCGAACCACTTTCGGATGGGGAGATGGCCGATTCTGAAAAGGCATATTATCAATTGTTTGACTTCCTGTCGGATTTGGATCTTGGTCCTGGGATCAAGCCATCGGAGAAATTAAAATATGCACTGCGCTGGATTGCCACGTTTGAGCAGGGTGGTGCCGAAAAAGCTGCCCATCGTGATAGACTAAAAACCGATCCACAATATCGTTTCGCACACGGAGTAAAAGAAGGGAAAAAATGAAAGTACTTTTACGAGAATATTATGAACTATGCGAAGGCGGTGTTTGCCAGGATCTCTTAACAGAAGATGAAAAGAGATATGTGGCAAATGGCGGCATGATTTTAACTGGGAAACTTCAAGAAGGTGGCGTGGTTAATGGAAACCAACGTATGTACCCACCTGATGTTCTTATGAGAGAGGTTAATAACTACAAAAAACTTGTTAAAGAAAACCGCGCCCTAGGAGAACTAGATCATCCAGATGACTCAGTTATTAATCTTAAGAACGCATCACACATGGTTACAGATATTTGGATGGACAAAAACACTGTTATGGGAAAAGTCAAGGTTTTAAACACCCCATCTGGTCAGATACTTCAATCTTTAGTACAGTCTGGTGTTAAACTTGGCATTTCATCACGGGCCCTTGGCTCTGTGCAAGAGTCTCAAGGAACAACTGTGGTTCAAGAAGATTTACAACTAATCTGCTTTGATTTTGTTTCTGAGCCTTCAACTCCCGGCGCCTTCATGAAGCTGAGCGAGGGTAAAAATTATAAAAGTCCTAATGTTTTCACAAAAGCAGATAGGATCAATAGAGCTTTGAACTCGATATTGGACGATAAATGAAAAAAGACGAATTAAAACAACTATTAAAGCCATTAATTAAAGAATGCATCAAAGAAGCTATATTCGAAGAAGGTGTTCTTTCTGGCATCATCACAGAAGTTGCTCAAGGTTTGGGTACAACCCAGCGCATTGTTGAATCAGCACCCGCACCCGTGGAAAAACAGAGGGTTGATGAAAGTCTCCTCCGCGCTGAACAAGAAAGAAAACAAAAAATTAAAGAAACTAGAAAAAAGATGTTAAATGCAATTGGTGCCGCAACGACAATCAATGGAACAAACGTGTTTGAAGGGGTGGAGCCAATATCTGCTGGAGGTAGCCCTAGCTCAGAAGGTAGTCCACAAAGCCCATTGTCAGGCGTTTCTCCAGGCGATGCCGGCGTTGATATTTCATCAATTTTTTCTAGCAACTGGAAGACATTAGCAAAAGGTTAAAAATGGCACATGTAAAAGTTGTTCCAAGAAGGAACGAAAGTCAAGACAGGATGATCCGTAGGTTTATTAAGAAGGCCAAAAAAGCCGGAATTGTAGAAGAAATCAGGGAAAGACGCTACTATAAGAAGCGTTCGGAGAGAAAAAGAGAGAAAGAACAACAGAGACAGAGAACTATTCGCAGAGCAGCAGAAAAAGCTAAAGCAAAAGAGAATAGAATGACTAATTATAAAAAGAAACGCAGGTAGCCTGAGTATCAAGGAGATAAATAAAGAATGGGATGGTCAAAAGCAACAGGGAATTTCCCGCACAGATTATTAGTAAATGGATTACACAATACGGCAGCGTATCAAGTGGCTGGTGTGCCATATATTTCTGGTAATACTGCACTAGCGGCTGGCGAAGAACAGCAATTTGAGTTTCCTTACGTTTCCAAATCTATTACGGTTGTAAACCATAGCTCTGTGGGGATCCGAGTACACTTTAATAATACAGGTTCTGGCAGAGTCGTCAATGGTTTCCACTATGTAGAGTTGGACAGTGATGAAGACTCTTACACATTTACCGCAAAGGCCGCGAGTATTTATATCTCCAACCCGAACTCTTCGACAGCAAATTTTAGAGTAATTGCGGAATTGACAACAATTCCCACTAATGACATGTTTCTGTTGACAGGCTCTGGGCTAACAGAATAAGGAGAAATAAGTTATGGGTTTTGGCGGCGGTTTTAAAGGCGGTGCAGGAGATCTTGGAAGTGACCTCAAGATCAATGACGGCACTATAAAAATTAAAGAGCAGGCAAATGCTGAGTCAGACACTACTGCATATGGTCAGATCTGGGTTAAGACAGCAACCCCAAATCAGCTTTACTTTACCACAGATGCTGGTGATGATATCCAAATTACATCCGGCACCGGCCTTGCCGCAGCATCGTCGTCTTCTGCTGTTAATGCTGATGATATTCAAACCGGTGATGCTGCCGTAACCATTGAGACTACATCTGGAAATATTACTCTTGACGCTCAGGCGAACAATGCAGACGTTATTATTAAAGTAGATGACGCAGGTTCGGCAGTTACCGCAGTAACGTTCGACGGCTCCGACGCCGGTAGGGCAGTTTTCAATGGAACGATGACTCTCGGTTCGGATGCAGACGGAACCGATAGAGAAATTGTTTTTGGGCACTCGACCTTAAAGAGCATAATGGGAATTGATGATAGCGCAGATGCATTTGTTATCAATACAGATGGCGCCTTCGATGCCACATTGGCGAACAACTCACTTTCTCTTGATGCTTCGCACAATATGATTGTTGCTGGTAATATTACTGGAAAAGGCCGAATTCTTTCTGACGATACAACCGATGCTACTAGCAAAACTGACGGTTCTTTACAGACCGATGGCGGTTTGAGTGTTGCCAAGGCAATCTACAACGGAACAGCAGCTACTCTTGCTGCGGATTCTGGTGTTGTGACAATTGGTTCTACCACTGCTGCTACTTTCTCTGCTGCTGGTTTGTTGAATATCAACAATGCCACGGAAGCAACTTCTACCACTGACGGCTCTTTGCAGACTGACGGTGGACTTTCGGTTGCTAAGAGTGCTGTTATCGGTGATGACTTGGATTTATTATCAGATGGGGCTATCCTTAATTTTGGCGCAGATAAAGACGTTACTCTGACCCACGTACACGATACAGGGCTACTCCTTGCGAGTGAACTAGCTAACGCACCTGTTTTTGAGATCAGAAACACCAACAACGGTGGCAATGCAGGCATACTGAAGTTTAACAATACTGAAGGCAGCAACGATGGCGCCGATGGCGACGATCTCGGATCCATTACATTCTGGGGAAATGACGACGGTACACCAAGCGCACAACAATACGCCGGAATCCTCGCAGAGATTTCAGACGCATCTTCTGGTGCCGAAGGTGGTAAATTAAGTCTTCAAGTAGCAGAACACGATGGAACTGTCACCACCGGTCTTTTATTAGAAGATGGTAATGCTAATGGAGAGATTGATGTAACAATCGGCGCCGGCACATCGTCTATTACAACCATTGCTGGTACATTGGAGCTTGGAGATCGCAACATTACAAACGTAGGCGACATTGCTCTTGACAGTCTTAGTGTTGCAGATGCAGCAAATGGGCTTAATGTCGATATGAGCGCCGCTAATACGGGCACTGGTGTCATAACGCTTAGAGACAACATGGCCGCAGCATTGACAATCAAAGAAGGCTCCAATGCGTATATGACATTCGTCAGTACCAACTCTGGAGAAAAGATCACTGTAGCCAAGGCTCTTGATTTGGATGCAGCAGTGCAGCTTGATAGCACACTAACAGTGGGTGAAGATGACACCGGCTATGATGTTAAGTTTTTTGGAGCTTCAGCTAGTCATTTCTTGCTTTGGGATGAATCGGCTGACGAGTTGGTTTTAGCAGCCGATTCAAAACTTTCTTTCCACGATGCCGCTGGCGACGAAAACATTGTTGCCTCCTCAAACGGACATTTAGAAATTAACTCTGGCACAACGCTTGATATGACTGCACCAACTGTTGACGTTAACGCCTCAACTGCGGTTACGATTGATACCCCCGGTGTTACAATAACCGACACTACAACAAGTAGTGCAACCGAGGGAGGTTTTATAAGATTGGTGTCTGATGATAGCGCGGCCATGGCAAACGATCATCGCTTAGGGGTGATTGAATTTGCGGGTGCTGAAGACGCCAACAGTACAATTACAGTTGGAGCAAAAATTGAGGCAATCTGTGATGACAACTGGTCGGCAACTGAAAATGGCGCAGCCTTGGTAATGTCCACAACCGATGCCAATGCTTCACAATCTGAAGTATTAAGATTGGATAGCAATAAGTTAGCAACCTTTTCTGGAGCAATCCAGGCTAATAGCACAGTCACTGTTGGTGTTGATGATACAGGATATGATGTTAAGTTCTTTGGGGCTACCAGTGGACAATATCTACTTTGGGATGAAAGTGCCGATGAATTAGTTTTGGCTGGAGACACAAAGCTTTCTTTCCACGATGCTGCTGGCGGCGAAAATATTATTGCCACTTCTGATGGCCACCTTGAGATTAATGCCGGTGCTACCCTTGACTGCACTGCTCCAACAATTGATTTAAATGCGTCAACAGCGCTCACTGTGGATGGCCCCTCAATTGTTCTTGCAAACACTGCGACTAACACTCCTGTGGTTCAAGTTTTGAACACACACAATGGTGCAACTGGTGGTATTTTAAGATTTGTGAACGACAAAGGTGGCGCAGGTGCCGATGATGACGTATGCGGAACAATACAGTTTTATGGTGACGATGACGCACAGGACAATATTGAATTTGCTTCAATTACAGCCCAAGTTGCCGATGCGTCCAATGGCGCTGAAGGTGGTCGCTTAATCATAAAAGTTGCAACACACGATGGGGAGGCCCAACCCGGCCTAACAATTGTAGACGGCTCAGCCGAGGACGAAGTTGACGTAACAATTGGTAATGGTGCTGCTTCTGTTACCACCACCGCCGGCGTATTGAAGGTTGTAGGAAACGTAATTCAAGCATCTGATGGTGGATCGACCATCACAATGGACGACGACGACAACGTTACTATTGCTGGTAAAATTGTTGGTCCTCAAGAAATTGAGCAGGCATCAGACGGCGGTGGATCATGTTTGTTGATTGACAATGATGACACCGATCAAATTGCTCTTAATATCGATGCTGCCAATATTGACGGAAATGTGCTACAAATTGCAGCCGATGCGCTTACAACAGCACAAGGCATCCAGTTATCAGTAGACGCGCTTACAAGCGGCGGCGGTATTTTTGTTGAAAGTACCAGCAACAATTTAAATGGCGGCTACATGGGCCATTTCAAATATAATGGAACTTCGACAAACAACAATTCTATTATTAAAATAACCAACGATCACGCTAGCGCAACAAATACAATTCCAATTGAAGTAGATCAGGACTCTACTGGTCCGATTATGAAGGTAAATTATGGGGCTAACGGATCTGCAATAGCACTCTCCGTTAAAGAAGTAGATATAACGCTGAGCACCAGCGGTACTTCGACAACTACAAATAGTTTCATCCCAGCCGGCTCAGTTGTTATTGGGCTTGGAGTTAGAGTGATCACTGCAATCGACAATGATGGCTTTATTACTAATATCGGTATCGGAGCCAACGGTGTCGGTGTTTCTGCAAATAAAAACTATTTCGGACAAGCCTCTGATGGCGTTTTAGAAGAGCAGAATGATACGGCTGTGTTGTTCCCCGGCAATATTGCTGACGATGGCTCTAGTCTGTATAACGTCAACTCTTTTGGTGCTGCCACTCCGTTGGTGATCACCACTAATGCACAACCCAGCACAGGCGAAGTAAGGGTGGCACTGTATTATTACCAAGTTACACCACCACAATCGAATTAGGAGAGTATAGATGGCTAAGTATGGTTGGGTATTCGTAGATACCGAAATATTAGGAACAATTAGCGGCCCTACAGGATCGCTTTCTTTTAGAGACTCCAATAGTGAAATTAGCGGTACATATGCTGCTGTTTACTCAACTTCTTCTGCCACTGTCATCATTGGTGCAGACAAAACCTATTTTGACACATACGCCCACACGCTTGGTAATGACGCTCTTCATATTACTGGAAACGTTACGATTTCCGGTACTTTAGAGGCCACACAATATCACACCAACATTGTATCATCCAGTGTAATCTATTCAAGCGGAAGCACCAAATTTGGTAATTCTTCAGATGATATACACCAAGTAACTGGTGCAGCATATTATAATCATGCCGTATATGTTACTGGTGCTGTTACTTTGGGTGCAAGCAGTAAAATAGCTTCTGTTGCCGGCTCCGACTTGACGTTTGATTCTGCTGGCGACATTTATCTTGATGCCGCCGGCGACGAAATTATATTTAAGGATGGAAGCACCAATGTCGGCCATGTTAGCATGGCTTCTGATAACTTGACGTTCAAATCACTCGTTTCCGACAAAGATATTGTTTTTCAGGGTAACGATGATGGTGGAGCAATTACCGCTCTAACTCTTGATATGTCCGAGGCCGGCGCTGCAACATTTAACGACAAGGTTGTAGCCACAGAATTAGATATTAGCGGCGACTGCGATATCGATGGCACTACCAATCTTGATGATACAGATATTGACGGAACTTTGGTTGTTGATGGTAGTAATATTTCACTAGATTCTACGAGCACTCTTAATATTGATAACTCAAATACATCCAATGGAATCACAATTGGTACGGCGACGAGTGGCGTTCCGATTTCAATTGGACACTCAACTTCTGAAACAACTGTTAACGACAATCTTACTGTAACGGGTGTGTGCGACATCACTGACACCACGGATTCTTCTGACGCTACTGGCGACACAGGCGCTTTGAGAGTGGAGGGCGGCGCATCCATTGCGAAAAAGTTGTACGTTGGGACAGACTTGGATGTTGATGGGACAACAAATTTAGACGCCGTTGATATCGATGGCGCTGTTCAAATCGACAGCACAGTAACAGTTGGCGTCGATGATACCGGACATGACGTTAAGTTCTTTGGTGCCACGGCAGGCCAGTACATGCTCTGGGATGAATCAGCAGACGAATTAGTTTTGGCTGGAGACACAAAGCTTTCTTTCTACGATGCTGCTGGAGGAGAGCATATTATTGCCTCTTCAGATGGCCATCTTGAGGTCAATGCTGGCACAACTTTAGATATGACCGCTCCAACGGTTGATATTAATGCCTCGACCGAAGTGACTATTGATACTGATACAGCAACGTTTGCGTCTGCTAATTCACAAGATCCGCTTATTGTTATTAAAAACACAACAAATGATGCCAACGCTAGTCGCTTAAGATTTGTTAAAGACAAGGGCGCCGCCGGCGCTGATGATGACGTAGCTGGCGCAATTGAGTTCTATGCAGATGATGATAATCAAGATAACATTGAATTTGCAAGAATTGAAGGTATTGTAGCTGATGCATCTAATGGTGCAGAAGGCGGTAAATTAAAACTTTCAGTTGCAACTCATGACGGAGAACTTCAACCCGGTCTTATTCTTACAGATGGTTCGGCAGAAGATGAAGTTGATGTAACAATTGGCAATGGTTCTGCTTCTGTCGTCGCAGTGCCGGGTGTGCTTAGTGTTGCAAACGATATTATCCTTGATGATGGAGGTTCTATCAAAGAGGGCGGTGGAACAGCGGCGATTACAATTGATGGCTCTGGCCATGTTACAAAAATTGGTCAAGACACCCCCAGCAACGGAGAGGTGCTGACTTGGGATAATTCTGATGGCCGCTGGGTTGCTTCGGCTGCTTCCGCTGGTTCTGTTTCAAGTGTGGGCAATGGTGCAGATAATAGAGTTGCAACGTTTAGCTCTTCCGATGCACTAAACGGAGAGGCCAATCTTACGTTTGATGGTAGCACGCTAACATTAACTGGCGATTTGGCAGCAACAGGCGACACCATGACATTTACGTCGGCAAACAATAATGATCCTTTGGTGGTTATTAAGAATACCGCGAACCACGCCGGCGGTGGCCGACTACGTTTTGTAAATGATAAAGGTGCCGCAGGCGCCGACGATGATGTTGCCGGCGTTATTGAATTTTACTCTGATGATGACAATCAGGACAACATTGAGTTTGCAAGAATTGAGGCTATTGTCTCGGACGCCTCTAACGGCGCCGAGGGCGGCTCTTTAAAACTTTCAGTTGCAACGCATGATGGAGAGCTTCAAGCTGGTCTTACTATTGTAGATGGTGATGCTGAAGACGAAGTTGATGTAACCATTGGTAATGGCGGTTCTTCCCTCACGACAGTTTCTGGGGATCTTACAGTTTCTGGAGACACGGTAACCTTTGGTCCCTCGACCGCTGCTGATGATCCTTTGGTCAACATTCAGAACAACAGGAATGATGCTACTGGCGCTCGCTTAAGGTTTACCAAAGACAAGGGCGCAGCAGGTGCAGCCGGCGATGTAGCCGGCACAATTGAATGGGTTGCCGATGACGCAAACCAAGATCAAGTAATGTTCGCTGCCATTACCGGCTCTGTAGCCGTTCACACGAATGGACAGGAGGGTGGAAAATTAACCTTGTCTGTGGCCTCCCACGATGGTGAGCTACAAAACGGAATTGTTATTATTGACGGTGACGCTGAAGATGAAATTGATGTAACAATTGGCAATGGAGCCTCATCTGTTACTACCGCAGCGGGTAACCTCACAACCGGTGGAATGTTGAAAGTAGGTTCTGCCGCTGGAAGCGGAAAAGATGTGTTTCTATACACAGCCGGCGCCGGTGCGCATGTTGGTATTCAATGGGATGCTGATGGAAACACCGAGGGAACATTAATCGGCGGCGCTGATGATCATGGTGTTGACTTTAAGTTCTTTGGAGAAACTGCTGGAAAGTATGTCCAGTGGGACATGTCTGGTGACGAGCTTGTTCTCGCTTCATCCTCCAAACTCTCTTTCCACGATGCATCCGGCGGCGAGAACATTGTCGCGTCTTCAGACGGACATCTGGAAATTAATGCTGGTACAACTCTTGATATGACGGCAGCAACAACAGAGATTCATGCGTCTACTGTGACAACCATCGATAGTCCAATTGTTAGCGTCGAGTCAAGCACTTCTTCAAGACCTAGAGTTGTGCTTAAAGACACTACAAATGACGCAAATTCTGCTGTTTTACGCTTCGTTAAAGATAAAGGTGCCGCAGGCGCCGCCG